TAAAGGCGGCGCTAACGTAGCCAATAAACATGTAATTACTCCTGTGGGTGTGGTTACTAAAATCGACGAAACACAGATGGAAACGTTAAATAAAAATGTGGTGTTTAATCGTCATAAATCACGCGGTTATATAACTGTAATCGAGCACAAAGAAAAAGTAGAAACTGTTGTATCTGATATGGTTTCACGTTCACCAGATGCTCCATTAGTTCCCGAAGATTATGACGCTGAAGGTGCCGCCGCTCCAAAAGTTGATTCTACTTTAAGTAGTAATTCGGACCGTGAAGAAACAAAACCTATACCAAAGACTGAAAAACCAGCGTCTAGAACTACCAAACCGAAGTAATATGATATGGGGGCATGATGAGTACGATAACATTTGAAGTTGCTGTATTTCGCAACATGTTCCCAGCGTTTGCAAATGCCACATGTTTTTCAAGTGAGTTGCTTCAAGGGTATTGGGATACTATCAAGTTTGCGCTATAATATCTCAACATTGGCTCGTCGATAAAGCATTATCAATGCCTGGCCAAGATGCCGTGAGAAACGGTTATGAGTTGATTATTGATGGTGGGCAGGAAGCTGGGGAAGACTTAATAGAAAAGATCAAAAACATCGACAACAAGTATAAAGTTAGGTGGAATTTAGAGCAGTTCATAAGGTTTGGCAGAATGTTTGGTGTTCGTCATGCTTTGTTTTTAGTAGAATCTGATGATGATAAATATTACGAAAAGCCATTTAATATTGATGGTGTTACTCGCGGTTCGTATATAGGAATCTCGCAAATAGATCCTTATTGGATGTCACCATTGCTCAATTCCCAGGCTGCGGCAGATCCAGCTTCTATTCATTTCTATGAACCAACTTATTGGCAAGTGAACGGTGTTAAAATACATCGTTCGCATTTCGTTATTATGCGGAATGGTGAAGTTCCAGATATATTAAAGCCAACCTATTTTTACGGTGGAATTCCTTTACCGCAAAAAATTTATGAAAGAGTGTACTCTGCAGAACGTTGTGCTAATGAGTCTCCTCAATTATTATTAACTAAACGTGCAACTGTGATTCACGCAAACATGGAAGCAGCTTTATCCAATCAAGAAGAATTTGAAAATAAACTAATTGAATGGATCAGATTAAGGGATAATTACGGTATAAAAGCCGTGGGCACCGAAGAAATTATTGAACAATTCGATACATCATTGTCAGATCTTGATGAGACGATAATGACCCAGTATCAGTTGGTGGCATCTATAGCTGAATGTCCAGCCACTAAGTTGCTTGGTACATCACCAAAAGGGTTCAATGCTACTGGCGAGTATGAAGAGTCAAGTTATCACGAAAGTTTGGAAAGTATACAAACGCATTTCTTAACCCCAATTTTAGAACGTCATCATAAGTTGATAATAAAATCAGAAGCTCTGGCAGTTACATCTATAGCCATAAAATGGAATCCTTTAGATGTTCAAACCGAGAAAGAAATGGCTGAAACCAACGAAACGAAATCTAGAACAGCATCTAATTTGGTTAACATTGGGGCAATAAGCGCTGAGGAAGAAAGAAAAAGAATTATAACAGACAAAACTAGCGGTTATACTGGCTTATCTTCAGAGTATGAAGATTCGTTGAGAGATAATGATGTCCAAGAAGAATGATGCGCCCCTCACAGAAAGTAAAAAGGCGTGGGCTGGTCAATTCAAACCAAATAAATTGCGCGGTCCGCGCTTAAATTACAACGCTGGCATTCAAGACGCGTACAATAAACGCTTGCAGGCGTTAGTATCGCAAATGACAGAACAAGTGGAACGAGCGATAATTAAGTGGATGAGTGGTGACACAGCGGAGGAATTTTTCGTTGAAGATGCCAGCGTAAGCAGCCAGGCTAGAATACTAACTAACAAATTGATAGCAACATTTAATTCATTGTTCAATAAACGAGCTAAATCAATAGCTGAACAGATGGTAAATCAAACTGATAAAAACAGCAAGTCTTCATTACACAATAGCTTAAAAGAATTATCAGGTGGTTTATCTCTAAAAACGAGTATAATAACTCCAGAAATAGCCGAAGTATCAAACGCTGCCGTATGGGAAAACGTAAGTTTGATAAAGTCGATATCTAGCGAATACTTGTCAGACATACAAGGTCAAGTAATGAGGTCTATACAGCAGGGCGGCAATGGTCTTGCTGATCTAATACCTTATATGAAGGCACAAAAAGAGATAACGCAACGGCGTGCTCGAAATATTGCGTTAGACCAAACACGTAAAGCTTTTAACTCTATCAATTCTTTGCGGATGCAATCGCTAGGTATTAAAAAATTTGAATGGATTCACTCTGGCGGTGGCGCTCATCCTAGACCATTACATATCAATCTTAGCGGCAAAGTGTTTAGTTTTGATGATTTACCGTATATTGGGACCATGTATGGGTCTGATATACACGGAATACCTGGTCAGTTGCCAAATTGTCGTTGTACCATGGCACCTGTAATAGATTTTGATAACCAAAATGAAGATTGACAATGCCATCAGAAATCGATATCAACGGTTTTAAAGAGATAAAGGATAACCCTCTGTCATGTGTGGGGGTTTTTCCATATTTGGGCAAAGATTTACCTGGTGCTGAAAATCCGAATAGCATATATTACGTTTTACGTCCTGAAGAAGAACTGTCTGATCCAGACTGCATTAACAGTTTTAAACTATTGCCATGGGTTGATGACCACACCATGTTAGGTGGCGATTTCACCCCAGCAGAAAGAAAAGGTGTGCATGGTGTCATTGGTGAAGATGTTTATTATAAAGATGGATTTCTTCGCGGGAATCTAAAGATTTTTTCGAACATGTTAGAAAGACTAATTTCAACCGGCAAGAAAGATTTATCTTGCGGTTACCGTTGTATATATGAAAAAGCTTCCGGTGTTTTTAATGGTAAAGCTTACGATTATATACAACGTAGAATCAGGGGCAACCATTTGGCCCTTGTTGATGAGGGCCGAATGGGACCGGAAGTATCAGTATTAGACGGTCTCGATATTACTTACACATTCACTTTAGACTCTAAGGGGTTAGATACCATGAACGATGAAGAAAAAAAAGCTGAAAATGCGGCTACTGATGAGGATAAGGGTTCAGCATCAGAAATGACATTGACTGATTTGGCCAAAGTTGTTGAGGGAATTGTCCCACAGCTAGCAGCTATTAATCAGGCAATAGCTGCTATGGTTGCTCCTGCAACTACCACTTCTACTGAAGACCAAGGCAATTGTGAAATTAAAGCAATGGATTCAAAGATTAAATCTCTTTCTTTAGAGATAGAGTCTCTAAAATCAGGCGCTACCAAAAATTTGATGGGTGAAGTAAGCAGACGAAATAAACTGTATGATTCTCTATCAAAACATGTTGGGGCTTTCGATCATTTAGATATGACCGAAGATGAAATGGCCAAATATGGCGTAAAAGAACTCAATATAGCTTGCGATTCAGGCCATGAATTGTCAGCGTTAAAGGGTTATTTACAAGCTAAAGAATCACACAAGACATCTGTAGTTACCGATAGCAAGCCAAAAGCTAAAGGTAGCGCGGTGATCTCGTATATTAATGGGGGTAACTAATCATGGGTTTTCAATCAACAGTAAGAAATGATCAAGCTGGTGGTATTATAGGTGAATTAGCCTATAGCGGTCCACTTCGCGCATCAACCGCAATTTTAAATTCTACTGATGCAGACAATAACGTTGTTGGACGTGCTTTCAGTTTTGCTAGTGGTGGACTTGAATCTTATGCTGGCGCAGATGAAGCATCCAGTACTTTTGCAGGAATTTTGGCTAACCCCAAAACTTATGCCTTGCAAGGTACAGATGCTGGGACACTTACCCCAACTTTAATTTTACCTAACAACACTCAAGCAGAATTCGTTTCAATGGGTGAGATTTGGGTGAATTTAGGTGCAGCCGCTGATGTAGGCGCTTTGGTGGAGTTTGAGATGGCCACTGGAATTTTAGCACCAGTAGAAGCAGAAGTTATTGGTACTGGTTCTATCGCGACCACTACACTCACTATCTCTGCTATGACGTCTGGTGCGTTCCGCGTTGGATCATTGATAAGCGGCCCTAATATCGTTCCAGGCACTCGCATTGTTGCGCTAGGCACAGGTACCGGTGGTACTGGTACTTATACCGTAAGCGTTTCGCAAACCGCTGCGTCTGCGCAAGTAAACGGAGAGCCATTACCACGTAGCGCTCTTTATAAACTAGTTCCTAACTGTAATGTCTCTCGCGCTGAAGTTGCCGCGAATGGTCTTGCAGTTATTAAACTGACCAACTAAGGGGGTCTGTTATGAAAAGTAAAGAATTATCCTATATTGGACCTCGTAAAGTTGGTACTTTAGATTTAAGTAGTGCAATGGATGAAAATATTTTGCACGATCTTAAATTACTTGGTATCACTTTCGACGAAAACCTCGTAATGGAAATGATGCATGCCCAGGATTCACTTTCACCTTTAACTACCCCATCTATTTCTACTCCAATTCAATTTTTACAAACATGGCTACCTGGGTTTGTGAAAATTCTTTTGCAAGCTCGTAAGATAGACAATTTAGTTGGTGTTATGACGGTGGGTGATTGGCACGGTGAAGAGATCGTCCAAGGTGTTATGGAATTAACAGGTAACGCTGTTCCATATGGTGATTACACAAACATCCCATTGTCAAGTTGGAACGTTAACTTCGAACGTCGCACGATTGTTCGATTCGAAGAGGGCATGCGTGTTGGTCGTATGGAGGAAGCTCGTTCTTCTGCCATGCGAGTAAATAGTGGTGAGGGCAAACGTGAAGCAGCAGCTTTAGCTTTAGAAATTCAACGTAACCGCGTTGGTTTTTATGGTTATAATGACGGGGCTAACCGCACGTATGGCTTCTTGAATGATCCTTCATTACCGGCTTACGTAACAGTGGCTACTGAAGGTGGTAATACTGAATGGTCATTAAAGACTTTCCTTGGTATCACTGCAGACATTCGCGAAGCGGTAGCAAGTTTACGTACTCAGTCAGGCGATCAGATTGACCCCTATAGTACTCCAATGACACTGGCTCTGCCAACATCAGTTGTGGATTATTTATCAGTAACAAACGCTCTTGGCACTCAATCCGTTCGCCAATGGTTGACTCAAACATATCCATCAATCCGTGTTGAGTCAGCACCTGAACTTATTGACGCTAATGGTGGGGAGAACGTGTTTTATCTCTACGCTGAAAGTGTTAATGATAGTTCTACTGATGGTGGTCAATCTATCATTCAGATGGTACCAGCTAAATTTGTTACTTTGGGTGTCGAACAACAAGCTAAAGCGTATTTGGAAGATTACACAAACGCTACAGCCGGTGTCATGGTTAAACGTCCTTTCGCATTTGTGCGTAGAGACGGAATCTAAACCTATCCGCCCCCGAAAGGGGGCGCAATTTTTGGAGTATCAAGATGAAATATTATTATGTGTATTCTACTTTAACATGTGACACCAAATATACTAACTGGAAAAAAGGTGGCGGTGACCTGAATCTCAAAGAGTCTGCAGTTTTGATTAAAGGCGGCGCTAACGTAGCCAATAAACATGTAATTACTCCTGTGGGTGTGGTTACTAAAATCGACGAAACACAGATGGAAACGTTAAATAAAAATGTGGTGTTTAATCGTCATAAATCA